GGTCATCTCCTGAGCGGGCGGAATGGGACTACCGTACACGAGCGGATCGCGCTTGCAAGTTACAGGATCGATCAAAATGTTAGCGGCCGAGCGCCCGGATGTAGGCCTGACAAGCCTGCAAGGCAATCAGCGCACGGTCGCCGGCGTCGGTGATGGCGATAATTCGTTGAGCATGCGTCGGGTCAAGTCGGGCTCGTAGGGTGCCATGATCCACGCCGCTGGCACCGGGGGCGGTTGGCACTGTGCAGCCGATGGAAGTGTCGCTGGCATCGAGGAGGACTGACAGCCGCACATCAGCAGTGGCAAGACGATCGCGCAAGCGACCTTGATCACGTTGGGCATCGCTAAGCGCTCGATAATGGGTTTGTTCGCTGACCGACAGTTGTTGCTCCAGCGTCAGCCGCTTGTCCTGCTCGGCCTGTTGTCGGGCGGCGGCCGCCAGAGTCAGTTGGTTGAGCGTCTCGGCGTGCGCCCTGGCCTGTTCCGCCAGTTGCCGCCCGTAACGCCCCTCCTGAAATCGCCAGGCCAACGCCGCCGAGCCACCGGCCAACACAGCCAGTAACACAACAACGCCAATCACCCGCCAAGACACCGGGATCAAACCGAAGGCTGGCATAACACCGCCCTCGCCCGCGCCCACAGCTGCAGACGGTTCTGCAGTCCATTGAGGCCACCGTTGATCCGGCGGGTGATGCTGTTGAACTGGTCACGATCAGCCAGCTCGTTGAGGCCGTTTTGCGCCCAGAACCAGGCGGCGGATTCGGCGGCCCATTGCGGCTGTTCCAGCAGTTCCGGCGAAACCAGCAATCGCTCATCGCCGAACAAGCCCAGGCTGCATTGTCGATAGTTATGACGGCCAGTGATCTGGATGAGTCCACGACCGCGATACCTTTGTCCGTCACCATCGAGCACGGGGGTATTGCCCAGACGAGCAGCCAAAGTGCCCGTGTCGTACTTGCTCAAATATTCATCACCACCGAGTTCGCGCACATAATGCAACTGACCGGATTCGTGACCAATTTGAGCAAGAAACGCGGCGATACGTTTGGGCCTGTTGATCTCATGGTCATCCATGGCGTTGTTCAGGGCGGAAATGAAAACGCCCGCTTGGCGGCGGGCGTCTGGAAGGATTTGCTGAAGTTGCAGGACAGTAAGCGGCATGAGTGATGTTCCGTTCGCCAATGATCCGCCAGACCGGCGCCAGTGCATTTGATTGCGTTATTGCGTGGCGTCCGGACACTTCGCATCGATCACACAGCGATAGCTTTGATATTTGTCACCGGTGGCAGTGACCTTTTCGATGGACCAGTACCCGCGCATGAAGTCCGGCCACGACGGGTCGAGCAACAGGACCCCCTCGGCGGAAAGCGCTGGATTGCCCGGGCAACTGATTTTCACCTTGAGCTTTTCACGCAGCAATTTGCGTACTTCTCCCTCACCGACGTCTCTGGCCTCCGTTTCATTCTGGCAGAGCCGACCGATGACCTTGAACGGCGCGCTACCGGTTTCAATCACCCGCACCATCCCCGCTGCCGCGTCCCACCAACTCGTCTTGCAGCCCTGGTTTTTCGCCCGGGCGGTGTCATCGAGCGTGGCAGAAATGAAGGCGCGATCGCCGGGGCGATTGTTGGTGGTCACCGACAGTTTCACCTCGGGCAACACCTTGCCCGACAGTGACTTGGTCTGACTTGGGAGCGCCAGCACATACAGCTCATTCATCGGTTTGGCGATGGCCTGGTATATGCCGGCGAGGCGAGTCAAAAACGCCATGTCACTTTCGTTGGACTGATCGATGTGGTCGATTTTTTTCAGTGCCAGTTGGGGTGCCACCCGTGGCGAAAAACCGTGCCGCTTAGCGATCTCGCGAAACAGCGCACCCAGGGTGGTCGGCCCATGACTGGCCGATCGACGCTGCAGGAAGCCGGTCTTATCATCAGCACTGAACGGTGCCGCAGTGGCCACCAGCGTCAAGCGCAGCGGGAACAACGTCGGCGTCAGGCGAGACACCGTGAACTGGCCCTTATCCACCAGACCGGACTCCACGTAACCGACCTGCAGGCCAATCTTGCCGCCGAGGATCGGCAGCCCTTCGAGCCCTTCCAGATCGAGCGTCAAGGTCAATTGATCGGACTCGATACCGGCGGCATCGATGTGCTCCCAACTGATCAGGCGCTTGTTGATCAGGACCTCGTTGTCCCCGTAAATATGTACCGCTGGCGTGAAACCCAGTGTCATGGAACCTCCTTAATCCCACGCGGTAACCGGCGTGGTCACCATGGGTTTTGAATCAATTTCCGGCAGGACTACCCAGATACCCGCAGGCAATACCGGCCCCGGTTCCGCCAGCGAGGGGTTCAGCCGCCACAGTGCCTCTTCGACGGTATCGTCACAGCGCCCCAGTTCTCGGTACAGCAACAGGTTGACCGAGTCACCGGCCATACTTCGAACTCTACGCATGGATGAACTCCGATATGTCGACTGCCCAATTGACGACCATCGCCGTGCCGTCATCGATGACCACGCTCTGGGTCTCCGTGACCGTGTTGATTCGCCAAAGCCCCCAGTTGCGTCCGATGCCATCCACCAACGGCACCGGCTTGCGCTGTTCCTGTAGCGCGCGCAGCTCATTGAGCCGGTCCATGGCCACTGCGTACATCGAAGTCCCTGAAATCTTCATTGTTTGGACTTTCTGCCCGGTCTGACTGGATTTCGGCTTGCCCGTCACGATGTCCAGCTCCACCCAGCCACCGTCCGAGGTGTGCACGATGCCGCTGTACGCGAATTGGCGGGACAAGCCGAAAATGAAACTGCCCAGGATCATTTGCTGGCGCATTACCTGCCTCCATCAGTCAGGGCCGCACCACGTCGGGTGGCGAGGGCGTTGGTGGTCATCAGTGGAACAAACTCGCCGTGGAACTGCGTTTGCAGCTGCTGCGCCACGATCGTCCGGATGTGCTCGGAGCTCTCCCCACCGGTGCAGGTGACCTGAATCGACGGTGAGTAATTGATTTGCTGGTTTTGTGTCGGTGCGCTGGTCAGTTCTTTGTTGACCTGTTCTGGCGAGGCCAGGCGGTCTGCTGTCGGGGCGGCGAGTTTTTCGCCCAGTGTTGCACCCGACTCACTACCCAGCCAGCCTCCAATCAGGCCACCCAGAACGCCACCAATGGCGGTGCCGATCACAGGAACAACACTGCCTAACGTGGCGCCCACCGCAGAACCGGCGGTCGCACCCGCCCATCCGCCACCTGCCGCGCCAAGACCGGCACCGAGCATGCGACGATTGCCGGTCATTACGCCGCCGACGACGTCCATCGCCGCACCGACGGCTTTCAATGGTCCGGGTGCACGGCGGGTCAGCGAACGCATCGAGGCCCCCATCGCCATCAGACGTGAAGCGCCGCGCGAGCCTCGTGGACTGACACCCACGGTCGGGCCCGTCCTGATGTCCGGCTTGTTCGCCTGTTCCTTATCTCTGAAATCTTCGGAAAACACCTGACCGAACTGTTTTGGAAGCCGGGCAGATGCCGCTCCCAAAAACCGCTTGGCCATTTGATTTTTCATCTCTTCGTATACGGGTGTGAACAGGGCTGCCAAATACGGCATAACTGTTGTGAAAGCGTCCTTCAGACCACTGAGCCGCGGGCTGAGGGAGGCTGGTGTGCTTTCTGCCGCCACGGGCGGTGTATTGCCGGTGGCCACGGGTAAATGATTGTCGCGAACGCTGTCGATGTTCGACTGTGGCTCGCCGGATATTTTCCCAGGGCGATTGATGATCTGCGGCTGATCAATTACCTCGAGACTGTCGAGCTTCAAAGGTATCCGCCAGTCGACCTGCTTCTCTGCCTCCATCATGGCCGGCGTTCTGAACGCCGACGCAGAGATTGCGGCAGCCATCAGCGGGACACTGGCGACGCTCTGGTTTGACTCCATCACCGTCTCGCGCCGACGCTCGGGTGATCGATCAGCCTCACCAACGCTCTTCACGCCGACCGACTTGAGCAGCGTCGCCCTCTCAATGGCACCACCCGTTTCGCCCACGTTGTTTTGCCCGCTGGCCAACGCCGTCCTTGGGCTGGAACCTGTTGCCGGCATCAACGAGCGCGGCGAGGAAAACGTCAGGTTCAACGATTCCAGTGCCGTGGTCAGCAGACTGATTTTGAGACTCAGTGTGGCCAGCACCTGGCTGAAACCGGGCGCCAGATCCTCTGCGCCCTCCCCCGTCACCAGCGATGACACGGCACTGCTCAGGCCCACCTCGCGAAACTTCAGCCAGTCATCACTGATGGCTGTGTTCTTGAGCGAATATTTATCGTCCGCCATCCCCCTCTACTCCTGTTTCACGCCAAGGCGAGTGATCGCAATGTCGTAGCGGCGCAAGGCCTTGCCGACGTCCCATTCCAGAATGTCCGCTTCACTTATCGGGTAAATGAGCGGCACCACATCGAGGATTACTTCGATGTCGCGCTCCGAAAGAAGGCCGCCGGTTTGTTTAAAAAATCGTCGATGCGTACCTGAAGCTGTGTCCAGTCAGGCACGGTCAAACTGGCCAGATCGGGCAGCATCAGGCCGGTGCAATGGGCCGTGATGAATTCGGCGCGCTCCTTGGCGGTCTTGAGCTTTTTCATCGCCTTGGTCGCACGCAGCACCGGCATTTCCAGGGTCAGCGTGGTCAGGGTTCGACCCGCCACGGCGAGCGGTTGCAGCAAGCTCACTTCGTCGGGATCGGCCGACGGTTGTTCACCCTCGTCCGCATGCTCAAGGAAATGCGACGTCGGCAAGGTCGACATGTCATGCACGTACTGCGCGATGCTCACGTAGTCCGGGCGTTTGAGTTGATCGAGTTCCTTGACCGACAGTCCGGTGGCCAGCAGCGCCAGTTCGAAGAACTGATCGTCCTCATCATCGCCGGCACGGGCCAGGGCTTCTTTCTGTGCGGCGTAGTACAACGGTTTGAGCTGAATCTGCTCGATCGACGACTGATCGTCGGCGGTGATCGGCGACAACAAGGCGTGAACAGGAGGTGTCCAGGACATGAAATGAATTCCTTGGTGAATCATGAGAAGGCGTTACGCATTGCACCTTGTGGGAGCGGGCTTGCTCGCGAAGGCGGAGTGTCAGTCGACCTTTACTTTGACTATCAATCCGCGTTCGCGAGCAAGCCCGCTCCCACATGAGTTCGGTGCTCGCCGAGCGAATTAAGGGATCAACACCGCGCGACGGGCGTCGCCGAGAATGTCGATGCCGTTGAGCACGAACTTCTGCGTGCGCACGTCGATGTCGATCACCGGGATGCCGTTTTCCAGGCGGTTGTAGGTGCGGCAGGACAGCTCAAGCGTGGTGGTCGGTTTGTCATTCATTTTGAGCGCCGTCTCAGCCAGGGACTTCAGCTTGCCGCCGACGGTGTGGTAGGTGAACCAGGTGTTGCCATCCTGATCCTGACCGGCCTCACGGACGTTCAGCAAAATGTCGTCGCCCAGTTTCACGCCCAGGGCGAGCATGACTTCTGCGCCCACGCCTTGCAGCTTGAGCGTGGCGGTGAGGGCTTTGCCGCTCTTGGCCATTTCCTCGCCGATGAAGCGCCCGCCGACCATGTTCTCCATCTCGAACTCAATCTTCGGCGGGGTGAACTCTTCCACCGTCGCCGACAACGGCAGGCCTTGCAGGGTGGCCGCGATGGCCTGTCTTACGCGGTTGGTAAACATTAGAGAACGTCCTCCAGGAACTGCTCGATGATTTCATCGCGGGCATTGAGTTGATAAACCATGTGTTCGTTCGGCGCGTAGCGGCCGTAGTCGATGACCACGTACCAGGTGCCGTTCTTGTACTTCTCGACGCTGTTCAATTCCGGGTGCAGGTACACGCTGCCGCCGGGAATGGTTTCGTCGGCGACCAGGGTTTGCAGCCAATCGTTGATGCGCTTGACCTCCTGGTCCATGAACGACTTGGTGAGGTTCTTGGCCATGGCTTTCTGGCCGGCCTTGACCAGCTTGCGGCTGATCGCATCTTCGAGGCCGACGTAGCTGATGAACTTGCCGGTGATGGAGCGGTTACCCAGCAGCGAGAAGCCGCCGAGGATGGTGCGGGCGTAGTAGCTGATGCCGTAGCGGTTGAGCAGATCGCCCTCAGTGGAGGTGTCGAGGATGTTGTATTCCACGACCCGCGAAACGTCCTCGGCAAAGGTCACCTGATTGCCCGGGCTTTCCCATTGCCTGACCTTGGCCAGTGCTGCGATGGCCAGGCTCGACGGCGACAGGAACACGTTTTTCTTGGCCGCCTTGGAGTACACCGACGGCATGTTGTGCACCAGCAGGCAGCGGTCGAAACCCAGTTCCGCGCCGCCCAGTTCCTGGCTGTACGTCACCTGATCGGCGACCGCGGCATCCTTGCCGTCGAGCACCACACGGGCCTTGATGCGCTTGCCGAAAGACGCGAACTCACCGGCCACGGCTTTGGTGCTGGTGAAGCCCGGCGCGCCGATGATGGTCAGGTCTTCAGGCACGCTGCCCAATGCCGCGAGGCCGAGCTTGCGGCCGGTCAGCGGATCGACACCGCCGATGACGTTGTTCAGGGTGTCGGCCGGGGTCGCTCCCTCTTCGACGATGACCACGTAGACCGGCACCTTGACCACTTTCAGGATCTGGAAGACCGCGTGGTACAGCGTGCCCGCCTCGGTGCCGGTCGGATCGAGCAGCGCCTGGGTGGTGAAGCTGTTGATGCGGAACGGCGCGTTGCGTGGAATCAACGGATCAGCCTTCGGCGCGGTGCCGATCAGACCGATGACGTTGTCACCCAGGCCACCCATGGCCTCGGGAGATTCGGTGGCATTGACGGTAATGCCGTTGTGCTCGAAGTTCAAAACCTCAGCCATGGTTATTCAGCCTTCTTGGCAGCGGCTTTTTTTGCCGCGGTGGATGTAGAGGCAGTCTCGGCAGCCTCGGTTTTTTTCAGCTCCAGACGACCCGCGTTGCGCAACGCACTGGCCTCCACATCGAGCAGGTGCATTTCCTGGCCGATGCTCGACCAGTGACCACCGCCGGTGGGGAATGGGAGGAGCACGGTGTACGTTTGGCGTTCTGCCATTTCTGTTTCTCCTTGAACGAAAAAGCCCCTTGGGGAAGGGGCTGTCGGGTGTTGTGTGTGTGTTGTATTGCGGGAAAGAAAACGCCCCGGCGGTGCGGGGCGTTTATTGGGTTTGTTCGGCGATCCAGAGTGGGGGTTCCGGGCGGCTTTCCGGTGCAGGAAATCCATCGGCCAGAGGCCAGTCGCGTAGCGATTGCAGATACTCAAGCAATTCCCTGAATTGAACAGCACTTAACCTGGTGCCTAGTCCAAGATCGACTTCGTCCCGATGGCGCTCGCGCATCCATTTAACGCTTTCAATTGCTCCATCGCGCCAGGCTCGACCAGCCGCTGCTAACTCAATCGGCTCCTCGATCGGGGCGGTTGGCGCGACCAATTCCCCGCCAACATTCAGCCAGCCGACCGCCACCGCCGAATCGCACTCGACCCAGATCAGCGACACATGGAACGGCGGCAATTCATCAGCATCCAATCGCTCAGCAACTCGGCCTCCATCAAGGCGTGCAAAGCTCTTCATAGTCATCTCCATTTAATAACTACCATCCCAGCAGCGCCGACCCCGCCGGCATAACTTGGCCCATCGCCGCCACCGCCACCGCCACCTGGAGCGAAGCCCGCGCCACCAGCCGCAGCCCATCCACTAAGGCCACCACCGGCACCGCGAGCGGCCATGCCGCCGCCACCGCCAACCGTGACTTCGGAAGGTTCTCCACAATCGCCTGAAAAATTAAGATCCCCTCCCGCGCCAAGACCACCAAGTGAGCCTGGTCCACCACCGGAAACGACCTGACCAGCGCCCCCGCCTGTCGCGCTGCAATAGGTGTCAAATGAGCTTGTGCCACCAGTGCCACCGGGATACCCCCAAGCCCCAGCCGCTCCACCAGCCCCGACCGTAACTTTGATCACGGTTCCGGCAGCCAACCCTGTAAGACGCTTGTAAGAGTATCCTCCCCCACCACCACCGCCACCTGCGGCAGCTCCGTTTGACCCCCCGGCACCACCACCGCCACCGCCCCAAACTTCAACGTCGAAAACAGAGTCGGGCTTGGTACCTTGAGGAACGGTGAAGTTGGATACACCCGGCGCTGAAAAAGTCTGCCAACCGGGCTCCATCGGCCTTTGGTGCTGCATTTCAAGGACCAGCGCTGCGATGTCGATGTTTCCCTGATTGATCGGTGCGTTCCAGGCCTTGATGCACCACATCACCGCCACGTTTCGCGGGCGGGTTTCGCTCCCGCCGGCGTAGCCGATCAGCGCAGTGCGGTCGTAACCAATCGTCGTGTTTGCATTCAGGTCATAGGCGAAAGAGCCATCATGGATCGGTGTGTTATTGCCTGTGTCGTACTCATACTGAGGGTGGCGGTGCTTCTTGAACTCGTCCACCTGGTAGGAACCCAACACGCGCCCCGGATCCACTCCGCGCCCATGATCCCAGCCGCGCAGAAACTCACCACGCGACTCAGGCAGACGGAAATTACCCGCGCCCTCGCCGCCCGTATTGAAGGTAGTGCCCAGGTACGCGAACAAATCCGGGTAAGTCGCAATGCTCTTCACACTGCCATCAATTTCTAAGAAGCCCGGTGGCACTGCGGTCTTTGGAAAGGCGACCACAGCCCCAACCGGCAACGCCGAAGCCTGTGCAATCAACGCTTCGATTTCAGGCTTCGTATAAGTGTCCTTGATCCCAAAACCAGCCAGCGTTTCCGGATTGGTTCCCGCAATGGCGCGACCGTATTTATCAACCGTCAGACTCTTGTAAGTCCCCGCCTGAATCCCCGTTCTACCGGCAAGCATTTCAAAGCTCAGCGCAGTAGTGCCCAGCGTGATCGGACCATTCGTGACCAGGTGCCAAAGCGAATCACCGTTCGCCGTGCCCTCCTCGACCATCACGGTCAGCCCCGGCGTCACTTTGGCGCTGGTGTTCGAATCGACCGAGCGCACCCAGTCTCCATTGGCGGTAACGTAAATGCCGTTGTCTTTCGCCGTCGCCTGGCCCGCCACCAGCACCCGCTGACCAGACACCACCGCGACGCCATCAATCTGCTGCGCACTGTTTAATACGATGTTCCCAGTGGCAACCACGCGAACCGACGGCTTGCCATCAAGCTTGGCCAACTCATCGGCGAGATACCCCATCACCCATGCCCGGGACGCTTTGACCACAGTGTCGTCAATCAACAACGTCACCAGAGAGGCATTGCTCGTCTCGAAAATCGAGCGAATGTAAAACTCTTTCCCCGAGCCCGACGTTGCCAGCACAGGCTTGAACGACTCCGGGTATTTGACGATGGCGTACAAAATCCCGGTGTCAGTCCAGAGCCCCGCCTCACGCACATACCAACCGCCCTCTTCCGGCGGAATGGTCACTTCGGCCAATAACCAGCTCGGATTTTTCTCATCCTGGAACAGCGCATTCAGTGGCCCGCGCCACACTTCCCGTTTGAGCGCGGTGGCGGTCGCCGCCGGGTTGTAAACCGCGCCGCCGCCGTCACCGACCGAAATCTGCGACAACTTGATCGGCACGCCCGCCGCCTTGCAGGCGGTTTCGTAGGCAATCCCTGCATTCGTGAGCAGGGTGTAATAGTCAGCCATTCAGGCCCCCTGAGGATAAATAGTGGATGTTTCGACGGCGTAGAGCCCGGCAGCCATAAAGGCCTGACCCGAGGCTTCGAGCCCTTCGATGACAATCGGATACACCGTGGTGAGCTCGCCGCACACCGTCGCCGCGCCGATGACATGACTGCCAAATGCGCTCAAACCCACGGACACCGACAGGATGTCGCGTTCGCTTTTGGCGTCCGCCAGGCGCCGGTCGAGACGTGCGTCGATTTCTTCGCTGTAGGGCTGCTCGGTAAACGCCCTAACGGAAAAGCTGTAAGGCTGACCCGGTGGTGTCTGCTCGTACCAGGCCCGGATTTCGGGCATCAACCGCAATCCTTTCGCGGCGTTTTCCAGCGCCTGTCGCGTCCCGGCCTGCCGCGCCGTAGGCCAGGCGAATTCAACCGTCAGGCGCTTTTCCGCCTCGGCCGCCTCGGAGCTCCATTCGCTGACACCGCGATCCGCGGCGAGATACGGCAGAAACGCCCACGGCGTCGCCTTCGGGTTCATCAGCTCGGGAAATGGCGGCGTGATGCGATCAAGCAATGCGCCGAAACCGAGATCCAGCGCTTTTTCCAGCGGCGAGCTGTTGGACGGCAACAGGCTCGAACGAGGTGTCTGGTCACTCATAGCGTGAGCACCTCGACCTCGACACCCGTGCAGTACGGCGCTTCGAAGGCGGTCGTCACAATCGGCGCGACCGGTTCGAGAATCTCGAGTTGAACCGCGCCGGCGCTGTGCAGCGTGTAATCGATCCAGCTCGGGTCGACCCGCCCTTCCAGGCGATGACAACTCTGGGCATACGCTTGCAGTTGCTGTTGCGCGGCCACTTTGGTCAGCCCCGAATCCGGACCGGCGTTGATCCTCGCGACGACGCGGATTTTGTAGTTCTTGATGTGAGCGCCCTGCACCGTGACCCGATCCGTTTCCGGTCGGACGTCAGGCCGGGCGAAGTGCTGGCGCACACCGTCGAGCAGCTCTTCGGACGCGGTGCCATCGCCTTCCCTTGCAAGCACCGTGACCATCACCTCACCGGGCGCCGTGCGACGCCCGTTGCCGTCCTTGACCTGTGCGGCATGGCCGTCCGGATCGAAGGTGTACGTGACCGTCACCTCCCCCGGCGCCGCCGTTTCCACCTTCACCACAGGACGCTCGCCCAGGGTGAACACCTCGCGGCGATACTGCATGCGCGAACCGGCGGCCGGTGCATGCGGCGCCAGGTAGTAACGCAACCGGGCGTCATCGTCGCTCTCGTACACGGGGGCAATCGGCGGGAATGCCGCCGGATCGCCCGGGTCGAGCAGTTGACGCTCAAGCCCCATGTCGGCGAGGCGGGCATCCAGATTGCTGCCGGTCGCCCACCAGGCCAGCATCTGCATGATGCGGGCGTTGTATTTTCGTTCGTGGATTTGCAGGCGCACACAAAACGCCTCAAGGGCCAGGGTCAGCAACTCGCTTTCGTTTTCAAGACTGGCCTTGAGCTTCACCGCCGTCTCGGGAGACCGGGCGCCGACGTACTCGACGACAAATGTCTTGAACTCGGCGAGCAAATCCTCGAACGCTTCGACGGTGACGATCGACGGTTCGGCCAACTGGTTCTGGCCAGGGATCAACATGCTCATGTCACCACCTCGAAGGTCTGGCTGCGGTTTTTCCAGGTGCCGGCGAATCGCAACACCAGCCCGGCGCCTCGCCGGCCGGCGACAATGGCCTGCGGCTGGAAATCACTGATGCCGTTCTGCTCGTTGTAAAACGCCTGCGCCGCATGGCTCTGGGCAAGGATCAGCAGGTCGTCGCCGAGGTTGCGACCCAGCAGGTCCGGGATCATCGAGCCATACAAAGGACGCTTCTGACGTGTGCCCAACGGCGTGGTCAGCGCCCGGGTCGCGCGCTGCACAAACTGCGGCCAGTCGTCGACCGCCGCCCCGGTGTTTCTATCGATTCCGATCATGGGAAACTCTTTATGCGGTACTGATGACGCGTCCCTGGTGGTCCACCACCGGGCCGCTCAGGTGCACACCGGAAGCGTCGAGTCGCAAGCCGACCGCGCCCAGTTGCAGTTCGATGGCCTCAGGCGTGATCGCAAGGCTCGCCGGGCCGAGATTCAACTCGAGCGCTTCGCGAGAGCCAGTGAACGCAGCCGGGCCGTTCTTCCAGTGCAAGGCGTGACGGGCGTCGTCGTAACCGCTTTCAGTACCGTCCAGATAGAGGCGACGCGTCAGCGAGGCCTGTGTCGAGGCGGGGGGAAACTGATTGCCGTTAAGCCCGAACAACGCCACGGATTGAGCGCTGCCCTCGCCGCCGCCATGGTTGAGCAACAGGCATTGCTCGCCGACCGAGGGGATCCGCGACTCGCGTTGCGCCCCGGCGCTGGGGTTGAAAAAGCGGATCGCCGGGGACAGCAATTCACCGTGTCTGACCCGGCACGTGTTAGTGGCCGCATCGACTTCCTGGCACACGCCGATACGACACAGGCTGTCGGTTCGCCGGTGCAAGTCTTCAAGTTCAGCCTCCATCTCGGCCAGGCGCTCAATGATCGGGCCGAGTTGCTGACGTAAAAGCGCATCGAACATGGCTCAGCCCTCGAGTGCGGTGTATTGGTCCGGGTCGTCGATGTTCGAGACCTCCCAGGTTTTGGCGAATTTCGGGATGCCCAGCGGGTCCTCCAGCAGCAATGCGCCGAGGTAAATCGTCTGGGTAAAGGAGAGGGTCCAGGCGAGGTACTCCTGCGAACCGCTGATGAGCGTCGACGGCAAGGCATCAATGTTCATGGGCAGGTCGCACTGGCTACCCGACAAACCCCATCGCTTATCCGTCACCCATCCCTTGAGTACGGCGGCCAGATCGCAAGCGGCCACCCCGGGGTCGTCCAGCGTCGGCGACACAATGACTTGCAGCGAGAGCGTCAAAACATGGGCGATCCGCCCGTCATGGGCGCGCTCGCCGGGTGCATTGCGTTCGATGGCGATCAGGACCCACGCCTGATCGAACGTGCCGTCGAAGTCCTGACGACCTCCGACCTTCAAACCCAGGCCAGCCGAACGCAGCGCTTCGGCAATGGCAAACAACAGCCGCGACGGCTTATCGATGTCGGGGGACATAAGGGGCTTCCAGTTGAAATATTGAAGCGTTCCGCTGCGCGAGGGATGCAGCGTGTCGGCGTTGCCAGAACGGCAAAGGGGTTGGTGTTATTGATCCGGACGAGAATCACGCGGCGGCACTTCGCACACGCCGATCCGCTTGGCCGCCCAGCGTTCGTAAAGGCCGATGGCGACATCGGCGCCGGCCATCGCCGTGAGGCAACCGAACGCGCCGGCCGCCCAGATCGACATGCCGGCGGCGTACAGCAGCATGATGGCCGAGACCCCACAGATCATGCAGGCCCCGGAACGCAAGGCCAGACGCCGCAGCAATGACCAGCCACGGGCGCCCTCCTTATCGGCGCGCCACATTTCGCCAGACACCCCGCCCATCAAGGCGAGCACGATGACCAGCCAGATCGGCATGTCCAGCAACGCTTGTTGCTCGTTTGTCATGTCACGCCTCCTGGGGGGTGAATGGCCCAAAAATGAAAAAGTCCTGCGCAATAAAAAGACGCCCTGCCACCTGGCAGGGAGTCCTTGGCTCTACCCTTAAAACTCCCAACCGATATGACCGTAAGTTGGATACGGTGCAGTACCGTTATGCTCGGGACTTGTGGTGTCCGGATAATAGATTTTTCGGGCGCGAATGGTTGGCGTATAGCCGAAACGCGCCCAGACAGGCACATCCTGGACGACCGCCAGGCTGCCATTGGGTTGAAGGCGCAAAGAAGCTCCCGGACGGCCACCGGTTCCCGAGTTCCACAGCGGAACGTCATTCGCTGCATAAACAACGAAGTTGCCGTCCGCCTGGAACACTGCCTTCACCGCGCCTTTGTTCTGCGTGTAACTGGCCCAGCGAACACTCCAGTTCGGGCCGTAGTTCACAACGTTGCCATCGCCCTGGAAGATGATGGCGCCGTCACCGGCAAAGTAAGGCTGTCCTCTGACCAACTCCGATGGCCCAGGGAATATCACTGCGGCACTGCCCGTCACGACAGGAATCGACGGAGTGCCATTCCAGAGCGTCTGCGAGTCGATGATCACGATGTTGCCATCGTCCTGCACCTGAAGATAAGTGCGATTGGCGGCTGCCTCTACACTGTCCATTGCCGTTGTATTGACCGTGGTCCAGCAACGGTTACGGGTGTGGTCTACAAGAACACCGCTGTAATACACGTAGAAACAGTTGGGCACCGCTGCTACAGGATTCAGTGTGTTCGTGTAAGCGTTACCGTCAGCTACCCAGGCCAGTGCGCCATTATCGTAGAGCGCCAGGTTCATGTCCGGTTGCAGCAGCAGTTTGAACCGCTTGCTCGGCGATTCGAGATACTGCCCCGGGCTCATCGAGTTGCGCGGCGGCAACACCGGGCTGCCATTGTTTGTGAACTGGATACGGGGTGGTCCTAGTGGTCCTGCCATTTTTGTCACCTATTGAGTCGAATGGTTTTGTGCGCAGGATTGCGCGTTCATGTCGCTCAACGGCGATCGCTCATGGCTCGCGGCCTTCACGTGATTCAATGTTCCGCAGCGGGAACATTTGATCTGGAGCTCGGTGTACTCACCCACTCGGGCGAGAAGTCTTTTGCACTGCCCACATCTGCAATCTTTCAACATCGCGATGCCTCCTGGCTTCTGTCGAATCCTTGTTGTCGTCGAGGTCGACAGACCTCGGTCGAGGTAGGCATTCCAAAAAGCCCGGCGCTAACCGGGCTTTTCAGTAATGCGATCCTTCGCGTTGACCTTTCGGCGCTACTGGCGCGGTACGGGTCCATTCAGATTGTTTTTCCGACCGCGGTCCCTGCCCGCCGGATAACTGCTTCTGGTGCTTTACGCTGCACACCCGGGTCAGTTGCCAACCCTCTGAACCGTTGAGGCCGGTTCATCGCTGCCTTTGTGGTGGAACTAAAGAGCTTCGTTTCGAGCTGCTTTGTTGAGCGGCTTGAGACAAAGAATATGCATGGATGCATATACAGTCAATGCATAAATGTACTTATTTATGCACTGAAAATGCACTGGCGCATGAAAGCCCCACAGACAAAGGCGTTGGCGGTTTTCAGCAGGCGAAAAAAAACCCGCGCAGAGGCGGGTTTTATCTGACAGCGGTGAGGTTAACGGGCGTACATGCCCCACCAGAAGACGTGACCGAGGATGACGATTTGTTCTTCCTGGATTTCCTGGAAGGTGTAGTCCTCGTCCGGATGCTCATCGCGATTGAAGCTGCGCAGGCGAATCCCCGTCGGCAAACGATAAAGCTGTTTAACCCGCAGTTGACCATTGTGGTTGATCGCATACAGGTCGCCGTCGACGATATCGCCGATCCCGCATTTGCCGGCATTGACGCCCACCGTGGCGCCGTCGCGCAGTACCGGCAACATGCTGTTGCCACGCACTGTCACGCATTTGGCCTGGTCGAACTGCACACCGTTGTGGCGCAAGCTGCGTTTGCCGAAGCGCAGGCTAGAGCGCTCGCTTTCTTCGATGACGAATCTTCCTGATCCAGCAGCCAATTCAACCTCGCGAAGAAAGGGGACCGACACCTCGTCGTCATCGACGGGCGTATCGTCATCCCACAGGCTTATGTCCTTGAGTTCGGAATGCAATTCATCGCGACCGGAATTGACGGCGGGCGCGACATCCGCACGGCCTCGCAACTGGTCAGTGCTCACGGCAAAGTACTCGGCGATCTTCGAGATGTGTTTGTCCGAAGGATCGACGATCTTCCCGCTGAGGATTCGCGAGAGAGTGGATTGAGGCACGCCGGTGCGACGGTGAAGCTCCGTGGGGGAGATCCCGTGCTGATCGAGCAGCGCTCTTAATACGGTAGAAACATTGCGTTTTTGCATAACGCGCATAGTGCTTGATCTTTTTTCCGATGACAAATGCTGTTTTGCATAATTCGTGCATAAGCTGCAGAAATGTATCCCGCGGCTTTCATGCCTGCGTCGGGTGGACCGCCCATGTTAACCTTGCGCCCATCGCGGAAAAGCCGGGCCGATGTCCCTCCTTTGCCCTACACCTTTCAACGAATTTGCCTGATATCCGATGAATAAAGCACTCACCGATCTGTCCTCTCACACGCCAATGATGCAGCAGTACTGGCGCCTGAAGAACCAGCACCCCGACCAGCTGATGTTCTATCGCATGGGTGACTTCTACGAGATCTTCTATGAAGACGCGAAGAAGGCCGCCAAGTTGCTGGACATCACCCTGACCGCCCGTGGGCAATCGGCCGGTCAGGCAATTCCGATGTGCGGGATTCCTTACCACGCCGCGGAAGGTTACCTGGCGAAACTGGTCAAGCTCGGCGAGTCCGTGGTGATCTGTGAGCAGGTCGGCGATCCGGCGACCAGCAAGGGGCCGGTGGATCGTCAGGTGGTGCGGATCATCACGCCGGGCACGGTCAGCGATGAAGCGCTGCTGGATGAGCGTCGGGATAACCTGATCGCGGCGGTGCTGGGTGACGAGCGTCTGTTCGGGCTGGCGGTGCTGGACATCACCAGCGGCAACTTCACCGTGCTGGAGATCAAGGGCTGGGAAAACCTGCTGGCGGAACTGGAGCGGGTCAATCCGGTGGAGCTGATGATCCCGGATGACTGGCCGAAAGATTTGCCGGCGGAGAAACGCCGCGGGGTTCGTCGTCGTGCGCCGTGGGATTTCGAGCGCGACTCGGCGCTGAAAAGTCTCTGCCAGCAATTCTCGACCCAGGACCTGAAAGGTTTCGGATGCGAGAACCTGACCCTCGCCATCGGCGCCGCCGGTTGCCTGCTCAGCTACGCCAAGGAAACCCAACGCACCGCCCTGCCCCATTTGCGCAGCCTGCGCCATGAGCGTCTGGACGACACCGTGGTGCTGGATGGCGCGAGCCGTCGCAACCTGGAACTGGACACCAACCTGGCCGGCGGTCGCGACAACACGCTGCAATCGGTGGTCGATCGTTGCCAGACCGCGATGGGCAGTCGTCTGCTGACCCGCTGGCTGAACCGGCCGTTGCGCGACCTGAAGGTTTTGCTCGCGCGTCAGACCTCGATCACGTGCCTGCTCGACGGCTACCGCTTCGAAAAGCTGCAACCGCAGCTCAAGGAAATCGGTGACATCGAGCGGATTCTCGCGCGAATCGGTTTGCGTAATGCCCGTCCTCGCGACCTCGCTCGTCTGCGCGATGCGCTTGGTGCTCTGCCTGAGCTGCAAGTGGCGATGACCGAGCTCGAAGCGCCGCACATCATTCAACTGGCCAAGACCACCAGCACCTACCCGGAACTGGCGGCACTGCTGGAAAAAGCCATCATCGACAACCCGCCTGCGGTGATCCGCGATGGCGGCGTGTTGAAAACCGGTTACGACAGCGAACTCGACGAGTTGCAATCGCTGAGCGAAAACGCCGGGCAGTTCCTGATCGATCTGGAAGCACGCGAAAAGGCCCGCACCGGTCTGTCGCACCTGAAAGTCGGGTACAACCGCATTCACGGTTACTTTATCGAGCTGCCGAGCAAGCAGGCCGAATCAGCGCCGGCCGACTACATCCGCCGCCAGACCCTGAAAGGCGCCGAGCGTTTTATCACGCCGGAACTCAAAGCATTCGAAGACAAGGCACTGTCGGCCAAGAGCCGCGCCCTGGCTCGCGAAAAGATGCTTTACGAAGCGCTGCTCGAAGACCTGATCGCCCAGTTGCCACCGCTGCAGGACACCGCCGCGGCACTGGCCGAACTGGATGTGCTGAGCAACCTTGCCGAACGCGCGCTGAACCTCGACCTGAACTGCCCGCGCTTCGTCGATGAGCCGTGCATGCGTATCAGCCAGGGTCGTCACCCGGTGGTCGAGCAAGTGCTGACCACGCCGTTCGTGGCCAATGACCTGAGCCTCGACGACAGTACTCGCATGCTGGTGATCACCGGTCCGAACATGGGCGGTAAATCCACCTACATGCGTCAGACCGCATTGATCGTGTTGCTGGCGCACATCGGCAGTTTCGTACCGGCGGCCAGTTGCGAATTGTCGCTGGTGGACCGGATCTTCACCCGGATCGGTTCCAGCGATGACCTGGCCGGTGGGCGCTCGACCTTCATGGTCGAAATGAGCGAAACCGCCAACATTTTGCACAACGCCACCGAGCGTAGCCTGGTGCTGATGGACGAAGTCGGTCGCGGCACCAGCACCTTCGACGGCTTGTCCCTGGCGTGGGCCGCGGCCGAACGCCTGGCGCACCTGCGAGCCTACACGCTGTTCGCCACCCACTACTTCGAGTTGACGGTGTTGCCGGAAGCGCAACCGCTGGTGGCCAACGTGCACCTCAACGCCACCGAGCACAACGAACGCATCGTGTTCCTGCACCACGTGCTGCCCGGGCCTGCCAGCCAGAGCTACGGCCTGGCCGTGGCGCAACTGGCCGGCGTACCGAGCGAAGTGATCGTGCGTGCTCGCGAGCACCTGGGTCGACTGGAAGCCACCGCGCTGCCCCATGAAGTGCCCAAGGTAGCCAAAGGCAAACCGGCCGCGCCACAGCAGAGCGACATGTTCGCCAGCCTGCCGCATCCGGTGCTCGATGAACTGGCCAAACTGGATCTGGATGACTTGACGCCGCGTCGCGCGCTAGAAATGCTCTATACACTAAAGACACGGATCTAA